AACGCAATATGCCAAAGCAGAAGCTGAATTAGGCTTTGCTAAGGAGCAAAAGAAAAAGGGCATATTTGGCTCTGTTATGGATAATGCAATAGAGCAACATTTTAAGGAAGAAGAGCAAAAAAGGTTAAAAGACGAACTCAGGTCATTATTTCTTTTATATGGGGCAGATGGAATGGGTCAGTGGGAAAGGCTTCAGGCGACTATTGCTCAAGCAAGAGCAGAACACCGAAAGCAGTTAAAGGAACAGCAAAGAATAAAAGACCGCAACACAATGATTGTTGTTTGCACTGTTTTGGCAATAGTGGGAATAGGCGGTATAATTTTATTTGCTAATTACCTTAAATATGGCACTCCATTCTAGCTCTAAGGCAGGCAGAATAGCTGAGTTCTTTGCTTGCGGTGTAATAGAGGATTTGGGGTGGCAGACCTCTCTTTGTCAGCAAGATGGAGTGGATCTGATAGCCTTTAAGGACAATGAATATATTCGTGTTCAGGTCAAAGGCTCTAACATCAAGAGAAGCCTGAGAAACAATGGCTTACAATTTATGATGGGTTTAGGCACTAGCAAGCGGTTACCTTCTATGCACGATTACGACATAGCTTGTATGGTTTCCACTTATCACCGCAGATGTTGGTTTATTCATGTCTGCAACGTACAGCGAAAATCAATCCGCAGACCAAAGTCTTTTTATGAAAACACCGAACTTGAATATGAAAGTTGGGAAAAGGCAGTCGATATTTTTAGGGAAATAAATCGAAATGATAGAAGTAAATTTTAGGCTGTTTAAGTTCTTTAACAATATCAGCACATTTTTTTACAACAAATATTGCAGTGATTTAAGAAGGAAGCAAGGCAGATGAAAGAGCAAGGAATACATCTAAATTTACTAAACCAACTCCGCAGACATGAGGGTTTAAGTTTAACTTTATATAAATGCTCAGGAGATCCGCCAAAGCAAACAATTGGTTATGGTAGAAATATTCAAGACAATGGCATATCAGAAGCTGAGGCAGAATTTATGCTATTAAACGACCTTTTAGCTTGCGAGAGTGAGCTAAAGAATGAGGGATGGTATAATCAGTTAGACGAAGTTAGAAGGGCTGTAATTTTAAATATGGCTTTTAATCTCGGTAAGCCAACTTTACTCAAATTTAAAAAATTTATCGGTGCGTTGTCTGATGATGACTATGAGACAGCCTCTAAGGAAATGGTAACTGGCTCTGATGGAGTAAGCCCGTCTAAGTGGGCATCTCAGGTTGGCAAAAGGGCATATGAATTAGCTGATCAGATGCGAACTGGTCAATGGCAAGATGTTTAAGGTTCTTGTCACAGTCTGTTTAATTATTGACCCTACTAAATGTATGTTTATTGAAAACACCCAACATCCAGTCGTCTATGAGACATTTGATGAATGTAAGGCTAGAGCCTTAGAGATTGGCTCAGAAGTTCCTAAATATTTAAAGGGATGGAGAGCTATAAGATGGAAATGTCAAAAGATTAAAGAAGGGAAATTTATATGATACCATTAATAACAGCCATAGCCCCGCTGATAGGCGATATTGTCAAAGAGGCTATTCCCGATCCCGACAAGAAGACTGAGGCTGAGAATAAGGTTAGACTGGCTTTACTGGAGAACTCAAAACAGATTGAGGCTTCTGCAAGTCAAATTATTTTAGCTGAGGCAAAGTCAGAAAGTTGGATAGCTTCAAGTTGGCGACCCATATTAATGATGAATATTACAGCTATAGTTTCAGTTAATTTTTTAGTTTTTCCATTAGTAGGAGTATTCACTGGAACTGAATTATCCATCCCCCTCCCTGCCGAATTATGGACACTCCTGACAGTGGGTGTTGGTGGTTATACTATCGGCAGATCAGCAGAAAAAGTTGCAGGAAATCTAAAAAAATAGTAAAAGTGATAAATTAATTTATTTAAAAACAAAGTGATAAATAAAGTGATAAATGGAAACTATTAACCTATATATACCCTCATTTTTAGGGCAAAAATGTCAGGCTCATAACCTGAAGGTCGTAGGTTCAAATCCTACCCCCGCAACCAATTATTCAATAAAATCAATAAGTTACACAACCTCAAAAATTTCGGTTTTTGGGGTTTTTTTGCGTTTTAAGCCTGATAACGATTACAGAGTGATAAATAAAGTGATAAATGTTCGTCAGGTTTATTCCCCTTTTTTTGAAATAATAGTTGCATAATAGGTATAATAGTGTACTATAGTGGAATAAGATCGCATTTAATGTGGTTAATTAAAAAACGGGAGCAAAATTAAAATGAAAAAAGATAATAGAATAAAACAAAACATTCAACTTCACGAAAAAATTTCATCTATGGAAAATACAATTCTTAACTTAGGTGTTAAGGATGCTTGCCATGATGATCTAAATAGCAACCTTAGAACTATTTATGGATGCCTACAAAATATCAAGGGCATGATTTACAACGATGAAATAGTTTTTGAAAAAGGTGCAAAATATGAATTGTAGAAAATCAGCACAAGAGCATATTCAATGGACAATGGAGAAGAAAAATCTTTCTTCTCTATTTGTTGCACTTAGTGAGCCGAGATATTGTCATGCTACTAAAAAGACTTCAGGTAGCAAAATATTTTCTCTTTACTGTAATTGGAGAGAGATTGTATGGGGCAAAAATGTAAATGGTGATCCAGTTGCTAGAGAAGAATTTAGAACTCACCATATGCTTAATCTTTCGGTTGATTTCGAGAAAGCTAATCAAAAGGCAATTAAATTTTGTAAAGATTTAAATGTTACAAAACGTCTTTATTTAACTGATGAGCCAACTCACCAAAACCCATATAATTATAGAACTCCTGAGGAGATTGATGCTGAGAAAAAATGGGAAACTATCAAGCATGAAATATGGGCTATTAGAGGTCTTAAAAATCTTGTTAAAAAACATTCATATAAGATTGCTGATCTTAGAACAAAAAGACTAACTCCATCTAACTATTATGGTGAGGTTGGTGATAGATCAGAATTAAACCTTACTCTTCAATTTAATGTGGACTTTCATAGTAACTTTAATGGCAGACCAGTAATCAGATGGATGAATAATCTTGTTGATGTTCAGGGTAATGTTTTCGTCTATTGGGGAAACAAATTAGGTAACAAGGGTGATGTTATAAGCCTCAAAGCGACTATCAAATCTCACGATGTTTATAAGGGTGTTAAGCAAACTATTATAAACCGCCCAAAAGTAATCGAAATTTTAGATCAAGTAGCATAGGGAGCAAACTAATGGCTAATTATTTTATTGGAGATATTACAGTTTTTAAACTTCCTAATCAGGATTTTAAAGGCTTTAGATTTAGATATAAAACTCCTGCAATGGCTAACTATAAATTTAAATCATCTAAGAGCAAAAAAGAATTATCGGCTATCAGAAAAGCTATGATTGCTGATTTTGAAAACAATGTGACTAAGATTGAGGTTGCATTGTTTGATGATGTAGCAAAACTTGCCTTAGAAAAGCGATTAGATGCAGTTGGCAGGAAAGTTAATGGTATCAGGCAAAGGTCATATGACAATGATGAGAGGCATTTAAGACTTCATCTAACACCTTTTTTTAAGGGTATTAGCATCAAAGAGATTACCACTGGTAAGATTAACAGCTTCATTGATGATTGTGCCAATAAGGATTTATCCGCCAAATCAATCAGGCATTGTGTGCAAACCTTAAATATGGTTATGAAATTTGCAGTTGATCAGGGCTATATTTCTAGAAACCCTTGTAACTCTGACGACAGAAAAGAGATTAAGGGTGTTGTCAATGAGAGAGGCGGTTATTCGCATGACCATATAGCCAGTATATTAAAGGTCGAGAAAACTTTATATCTAGATACATTTATAGCCTTCTCAGCCTTTACTGGAGTGTCAGCTAACGAGCTTCAAGGATTACAATGGCAAGACATTAACTTCAATAAGTCTGAGGTAACTATAAGCAGAAACGTTTATAGATATGATACTCAGGAACTTAAAAATAATTTCAGAGAAAGAATTTTAGGTTTGCCATCTCACGTTATGACATTGCTAAAAAAGTGGAAGTTAAATTCACATTGTGACTTATGGGTTTTCCCTAATGCCAGTGGTAAAAAACCATTTGAGCAAAATGCTATGAGAAAATTAATTGCGACTGTCTGCAAACACGCAGGAG